CAGCGCGCTAATCGCGATGAAGAGCACGCAGCTCAAAAAATCACGCAAATGGAACTCGATGATCGCCTCGCGGAGCATCGTAGGCAATAACGGGCCGTTCACCCCGCCCAGGTATTCTCACGTATACCGTCTGAAAACGGTTTCGGAAGAGAATTCCAAAGGCTCGTGGCACGGTTGGGACATCAGCTTGGACGAGCAGGTCCAAGATATGTCGCAGTACGCGGCGGCTAAGGCATTTTCGGAGTCCATCGGACTGGGAGACGTACTGGTTAAGCACTCGAAAGAAGGTGCCGACGACAGTAACGACAAGGCCCCGTTCTAGGAATGCGAAAAGGGCGGTGGCAACACCGCCCTTCTTGCGAATATGTCTAACGAGAAGAAATTTGCCCGAATTTATGACGGCCTGAAGGCAGCCTACGGCACCTACAAGGTTGACAATAAGAAGCTAAATGGCAAAAGCACTGGGAAGGCGGGTGTCATTCGCGGGGCGCGGACCCAAGAGCTGTGGGAAGGGCACTTGTCGGGCTCCGGTATTTCCATCGGCATCATCCCGATCAACGAAGACAACTGCTGCAAGTGGGGATGCGTCGATGTTGACGTATATAACCTAGACCACAAAGCCCTTCTGGCGCGAATCCGCAAACTCGATCTGCCCCTAGTCGTTTGCCGCTCAAAATCTGGCGGCGCGCACGTCTTTCTGTTCACGACCGACTGGATTTCTGCTAAAGAAATGCAGGATGTGCTGCGCCACATCGCAGCAGCACTAGGCTACGGCGGCAGCGAGATTTTCCCCAAGCAGATAAAACTGAATTTAGAACGCGGCGATGTAGGTAATTTCCTCAACACCCCCTACTATGACCATGAAAACGGCCTGCGCTATGCGTTTAATGACGACGGTAGTGCCGCCACGCTAGAAGAATTCTTTGAGCTGCACGAAAAGCATGTCCAAACTCCTGAACAGGTGTCCGGGCTGGCAGTTGATGAGAAGAAGCAGTTTCAGCCCATTGAGGACGGCCCGCCGTGCCTACAGATTCTCTGCAGAGAGAAGATTGGTGAGGGCGGCCGCAATAACGGACTCTTCAACATAGGTGTCTACCTGCGCAAAGCCTATCCCGACACATGGCAAAGCGAATTTCTAACTTATAACTCCCAGTACATCGATCCCCCGCTGCCGCTGCCGGAGATCAACGTCGTAGCTGCACAGTTAGAAAAGAAGGACTACGCCTACAAGTGCAACGATGCCCCCATAAACGCCTTTTGCAACAAGGAGTTATGTAGGACACGTAAATTCGGTATTGATGCAGGCGTCGGCACGCCGATGATCGCCAACCTCCGAAAATACAATAGTCAGCCCCCCGTGTGGTTTCTGGATGTAAACGGCACGCCGCTGGAACTCGACACCGAAGGGCTCATGCAGCAGACCATTTTTCAGCGCGCTTGCGTCGAGCAGCTCAATTTCATGCCCCGCAGCGTGACTCGGCCGCTGTGGGAAGGCCGCATCAACGGCCTTCTGTCCGAAATGACCGAGAACGAAGAAAGCATCATTGAAGTCTCGGCCGATGCCAGCGTGCCGGGCCGCTTCTATGCCCACCTCGAGGACTTTTGCACTTCCCATCAACAGGCGGTCGAGCGCGAAGAAATCCTTCTGCGCCGCCCGTGGACCGACGAGGTTGCAGGTATCACGTTGTTTCGGCTCGCGGACCTTGAAATGCACCTAACCAAGATGGGGTTCAAATCGTATAGACCACATCAGCTCGCCCAACGGCTCCGGGACCTCAACGGGCAGTCCCGCCAAATCAACATCAAAGACAAAACCGTTCGAGTCTGGGAAATACCCGCCTACTCCAGCGCCACGACCGTGGAAATAGAGGTACCCGATTTCGGTGACCAAGAAGAAGTGCCTTTCTGATGTTCCGCATCTTCGGCCCGCCAGGCACAGGCAAGACAACCACCCTCCTCAACTTAGTAGACAAGGAGCTGGATAGCGGCACACCGCCCACAGAGATCGCCTTTCTGGCGTTCACGCGCAAAGCGGCCAACGAAGCTCGAGAACGTGCTGCAGCTAGGTTCGGACTTAATCCCCGACAAGACCTGCCCTACTTCCGAACCCTCCATAGCCTCGCCTTCCGGCTCACGGGCCTCAAAACCGAGCAGCTCATGCAGACCGAACACTATCGAGATCTTGAAAAGCGCACCGGATTTGAGCTAACCAATTCCGGCGGCGAGGACAACGAAGTCACTAAGTCCATCACGCGCGAGAGTGAGATCCTGCGGCTAATCACCCTGGCAAGATTAAAGCGCACCACGCTCCACGCAGAGTACAACCGAACCAGAATAAATAACGGTTGGACGGAGGTAGATTACCTGGCGCGTGCCCTCAAAAAGTTTAAGGAAGTTAATGGCCTGTTTGACTACACGGACATGCTAGAGCTGTTCGTGGAGAAGGGGCCGCTAGTCTGCCCACGCTTCAAGCTGTGTCTGCTGGACGAAGCGCAGGATCTTTCCGCCATCCAGTGGGAAATAGCGCACATTCTGGACGGAAAATCCGAAAAAATGTATTGCAGCGGCGATGACGACCAGGCGATTTATAATTTCGCCGGAGCCGACGTGGAGCATTTTATCAATCTGCCCGGCGGTGCCGAAATTCTGGAGCGCAGCTACCGCGTTCCAGTAAAAATCCACGCACTAGCAGACAAAATCTCCAGCCGCATCCATCGACGCTATCCCAAAAAATACTTTCCACGACAAGAAAAAGGCTCCGTGGAACGTGTCTACTCAGTAGAAAACTTAGATTTCAGTCGCGGCGACTGGCTAGTGCTCAGCCAAGCGCACTACCAGACCAATCCGGTTGCAGAACACCTCAAGCAGGGCGGCTACTTCTTCGAGCGATCGGGCTACCCCTCCGTACCCCTAAAAATATCCACCGCGCTACAGGCGTGGCAAAAGCTGCAAAAAGACGAGCTGATTGACCTCGAAGAAGCCAAAATCCTGTACGGATTCATGCGCGGCAACGGCGTGCGCGTGGCACGAGGATTCAAAACAATTCAAGCAGACGAAAATGACCGCTTCTCCCTCGAGCAGCTTCAGCAACAACACGGGCTGCTGGCAACTGCCGACATGGAATGGAGCACCGCGCTAGACCGACTACCCGACGTAGATCAGGTCTACTGCTCGGCCATCCTGCGCCGTGGAGAGGACCTATCGGGCGTGCCTAGAATCAGGTTGTCCACGATCCACGGGTCAAAAGGCGGCGAAGCAGAAAATGTCGTGGTTTTCTCCGATCTAACCGCTGCCGCCGACGAGGCGTCGTTCTACGACGCCGACACGCTGCACCGGGTTTTCTACGTGGCCGTGACGCGGGCCAAACAGAACCTCTTTATTGTCGAGCCCGACCGGTACCAAAGGAGTTATCCGTTATGAAAGGTGTGAGAGAAGGGAACAAAGACAAACCGGCGACTTGGAAGCAGATGTGGTGCCTGATCTACGCTATTTGCGGCGTGGAACGAGGCAAAACAAAAAATGCCCCGCTAACGCAGGCGTGTTTCAGCGACGTGAAGGAGCTGTGGAAGGCAGGCAAGTTGCCGCGTGGAGATGTTTCAGCAATTTTGGAGGTACTGAAAGAAGCAGAGCGCATCACCGACGACGATTCCCGAGAACAAGCTCTTCGCACAGAAGGCTTTGAGCTTCTGCTGGAAATGGTCGGCAGAGACTTCGAATGGCCCAACTACACAAAGGAATTGCAGGATCAAGAAAAACCGAAGGCAGAGGTTATACCGCTCAAAGAAAAGGTAACGACGCCTGACGCTGAAAAACTAACCGCCGTAGTTGCGCTGGTACAGGATCTGCTGAAAGACTATGAGCGGGGTTGAAGATGCGAAACAAGAACTTCCTGCTTGAGGCGCTTGCCCTGGTTGAGGGCGAGCGCGCGGAAAGGTATGGCGATGCGAAAGAAAACCATGCGCGCATCGCAGCGATGTGGTCAGCCCTTCTTGAGAAAGAAGTCACATCTAATCAGGTGTATCTTTGCCTGATTGCGGTCAAGATGTC